TGGTAGCTCCTTTTTCTTCTCATGAAAAATATCAGGATCAACCATCGAACTCTTCACCACAATAGCGTCAATGTTGGAAGGGAGTTTTCTACCAGTTTTCTTCCAGATAGAATTATCCCTACTTCGGAACTCCTCAACATCCAGCTCAAAAAGACCCTTGATAACCTGTGATGGAGACATGATGAAAAAACTGTCCATAGCCTTGTACTCATCGGGATTGACCAGACGAACAATGACGTAGTAGGACAGCATTGGAGATGCGGTACAAATAGTACCCTCACATCCGTTCACAATAGACTTGATCTCAATTGGAAAGTTGAAGAACGTTCCGTTGTTCAGGATTAACTTCAACTTCAGATCAATACAAGACTCATCCTCATCAATGTGGAGGGATTGAAAATCAACAATTTGCTCCCCCTTTTGGAGAACACCATCTTGAGAGAGGATTGTGTTCAAGTAACCAATAAGTACATACCGTTTGGAACCGTACACGTAACTCTTCTCGAAAAGATATTCGGCTACGAAACCATCCCGACCATCGTCACACTTCTTTGGATCAGACTCAGTGAGGGTATCACTGCCGTCTTGCTCTTCTAGAACAATGTCGTAATAACGTGACCAACTGTCCTTTGTCTTTCCTTGTTGACCCATTCTACAAATGAAGTCATAATCTTTGGAAAGCTCCAAACGCTTGAAGTAATTAATTTTCTCTGGCGTAGGGGAGGAACTCTTCAAAGAAGCTACCTCCCGCTTCAGCTCGAGGTTTTCATCTCTCAGTGCGTCGATCTCATTCTTGAGATCCTTAACCTGCTCGAGCAAGTTGTTCAAAACATTTGTATACATTTTGTTCTCTGTCATATTTGACAACGACATTTATAATAGCTTGTTATTTATTCTTCAATTTTTTTGAATTAGTTTGTATTTGTCATATTTGAACAAACACAAATTCGTAAGTTTTCCAATATCTTTCGGAATTTCTCCTGTTAATTGTAAAAATGATAAATCCAATTTTGTAACTTTAAATTTTGAACTACTTTTAGTACCAATCTCTATACGTTGCCACTCAGATAAATCTATATCTTTACTCCAGTTAAGTTAAAGATTCATCTTTCTTTTAATCTCTAATAACAATTCAACCTCTTTGTTTAGCTTCATCAAATAATAAAATGTGTCACTTTCCACTTGGTTCAAAAACTGTTCATCATCAAGTTCTTCACCATTATGTAACAATCTTAACATATAAGGTTCATCACCATTGATTAACTTTTTCAAATCATAAACTGTTATTGGATTATGATTTGAAATTTGGATAGTCTTGGTATCTCCAGTTATTCCCTTAACGTAAACTTCATATTTATTCATATTTTTTTCATTTATTATTAAAATAAGTAATAATAAAAATCATTTTTTATTTGACATTTCCTCATATTTTTTAGAAAGTATCTTTCTGTTGTTATACAACATTTCGTTAATAGCTTTGTAAAATTCTTTTTTGTTTTCGTGTTCAAGTTTGTCTAACTGACTGTTAATAATTGCATTATTGTATTTTTTGTGTTGTTCAATAACTCTTGTGATATCGTCAATCGTACCTATTTTTATCATATTGAATGTATCTTCTTTCTCCATCTTATCCCATGTTCCAGTAAAAACAAAGATTTGTTTTCCGTGCTTGAATTTGGCAAATAAATTATGATTCTTCTCATTTTTGACATGTTTCAAATGAACGTATCTCAAAAACAAATCATTGAAATTAAAAAAATTGGTTCTCTCTAACAATTTAATAACTTCACTATCTGGCACTCTATCCTCCTCGCCAAATTTATTCAAATTAAAGTTCAACAGATAATTATTATTATTCGTAACATTGTTATTGTTATTGATATTTATGTTATTATGATCTCCATTAATTGTTTGTACCATAATCTGGTTTCTGTTTTTCTCACAATTCAATTTCAAATGCCTATTCAAATTTGAAACATTTGAAAACTCCTTTCCACAAACTGTACAATTAACTTTTTGAAGAATATCTTTATTAACTATTATACTATTCTCAATATTGGATTCAACAACTTTATGATGTTTCATTAAATGTTTTTTCATAGATCTTTTATCACTATAAGACATACAACATAGTTTACACTTGAATCTGTATTCTTTTTTACAAACGTCATGATCAACATGATAGTTATAATATTCTTTTCTTTTGAATACTCTATTACAATTTTCACACTCAAACATTATTATTACTATACAATATATTATTTATATCTATTTCGTAAATATACCTCAATATTTGCGTTATGTTATTTTTCATAATTAATAATACTAATTAATTATCATTATTTAATGATAAAATATATAGGGTTTGTAATGACACGTTAGAATTTCGTAAAAATCCTGATCCGTTTTATCATACGGTTGATAAAAAAATATAATAATTTGTAATAATACTTAACATAAAATGTACTTGATATTTAATGACATTTTTCCTTCGGAAAAATCCAAATCTATCGAAAACCAAAATATATATTTCAAAGTTTAAAACTTTTTTTAAAAGTTTTGAAAAAAAAAAAAATTTTTTTAGAAAAAAAAAAAACTTTTTCTGCAATCGATTAAGATATTTTGATGATTGGTAGATTTCCGAATTCACAAAAACATCAAAGTTTTTTATAAAAATTTGTATAAATATTATAAAACTACCCAATAATAAGGATAATAAGATTCTTACCAAAATGTCTGAAAAATCCTATTACCCAATCAATCTCCTCAAAACTGGATAAGAGAGAGCTGCAGCTCCGCAAATTCCAGCGAATGTGAGAAGTATTGAGTAATTGAATCCGCTTTTGTCAGATTCATGAAATTCGCGAAGAGATTCTTCAACAACCTTCCGAGCAGATTCCAGACTCTTACATCCACCAGTAAAACAAGCTTTATGAACAAAAATCAGATCATCTCCAACCAATTCCTTAGCTTTCTCTTCAGAGATAATTGGTGCAACTGTTTCGAATCCTGTACTGTGTTTTCGCCTAGTGTAAATTCGGAAATCGTTCGCTCCCCTCATTGAAATGAAGAACTTGAATTGTTTTTTAGGATCAAAATTCCTCAAATAGATAACATAATTAATGTCATCATCGCTGATATACATATACTCCAACTCTTGACTCTCATTGAAAATCCGTTGGAACTCATCAACGTTCGTATTGTACTCAATGTGTTTTCTCACAATTGAATCCATCTTATTACGAAACATTTGCAAACAAAGAGTCTTTGCTTTCAAAAATCCCTCCATTTGTGCCTTCTCATCCCTACAAGATCCACTATTAAAAAGCGAAACCATTTCAGTAAAAGTCGGATTGTAATGGAAGTTGTATTGAACCCCTTGAGGATTCTTCAACTGCTTAATTCCATTATCGTTTGCATCAATTGACAGAACCATTTTTCTGTAAAACTCCTGATAAACAGTATCAACATCAACCAATTTACCATCTTTTGGGTAATATTCAGTGAGAAAAGTCGAAACAATTTCTTGACCATAATGTTTCCAAATCAATCCACAAGAACTGAGGGGAACATCATAATCATCACTGAAAGTATCATTGAACTCTGCTTGGTGATGATCATAAAACAATTTATCAGGGTTGTAGTTTCGTCCAACGTCAATGATAATTGTGTTTTCATCTTCTGCAGCTTCATTAATTACTTTTTGGTCGCGAGTGCGTGTAATATCTTCATCTGCGATTGAATAAAGGTAATCCAAAAGGGCTGATGCGTAAACTTCGTCTGTGTGAAATCTTCCACTATGCGTTACAATTTTCATATTCAAACACCGAACAAAAAAACAAACCAACAAAATAAAAATCATTTTTTTATAAAATTACATAATCAAATCATACTCATAATCTCAAGAAGGATTCGGTGAATAATCAAAAGCTTCTTCTCAGCCTTATTCGAACCCTTATTGACATTCAATCGATACGTCTGAACCTTTCCAGTACCACTGTTGTAAAGAGTAAAGAAGGCCTCATCACCCACTCCGTCCTCATTACAGGGACAAGAACCAATCCATCCAGTAATTGTTACGTAGATAACCGCACATTTACTTTTCTTTGGGAATTGGTGACAAAACTTGACCAATCCCTCATTCATGAATTCGCTGGTTTCACGAGAAACGATGTTCTCATCTGTTGTCCACTCTTCTGGAACACCCAAAATGACTTGTTTCACCTCTGGACTGTAAGTCAAAGCAGCGAAATCAATAATCTTACTGGAACCGTCAACGTTGGTAAAAGCGTTAACAATTCCACAACCTGTACAACTCTCTGCTGTACGGACATGAACATCCTTTTTGATGAGAAAAGTAATAATGTCACTTGTTTTCATTTCTTCCCAGTTTGGGTGGTCACAAACGTCAGTTTCAATAAGTGAAGACATGGTTATTCATGACATTTTATAAATTTAAGATTTTATTGTTCAATTTTTTGGCCATTGTATGGTCACCTTTGGAGAACACAAAGTGTTCATCGCTTCGAGACAAGAGAGTTTAAAAATAAGAATCAACAATATATCTCCGAATAGAAGGGCAAATTTCGCCCACCTTGTTTAAAAAGTAAAGAGCACAACAACGTTCCTTTGTTCTTACAATAAAAGTGAAACTATTTCTTGTAATATCACTGAAGGATAATTTGTGAGAATATTTTTTGATAAATTTTGGGGTAATATTTGGATTTTGTGAAACAAATTTCCACTCCCATGGTAAATGTAAATTGTTCTCAATATCTTTCATTTTGATGTATTTACATTCTGAAACAATATTCCAGTTCAGAGTAAATTGAGGATGAATTTGACAATATTCAATAAGATCATCAATCATAATTTTTGAGTTAGACCATAATTTATTGACATTTATATCATAATCCATACAATCTTTTAATGATAAATCACTGGAAATTGGTTGAACATATTGTAATTTATTTATTTTTTTCAACCAGTCAAAAGTTACAATATCATTTTCATACAAAGTTTGATAATCCCAATTTTCGATTTTTTTTTTATGTTTAATTACAAAATTGAAAGTAATACATTTTGCACCAATTATCCATCTAAATATTTTAGGATCTTTTTCAATAAGTTTTTCGATAAACTCAATTGTTACTTTATTGCTCTTTATGTAATCATCCAAAAAAGCTGTTTTGCTTCCAAAAGTTTCATAATTTTCAATAAAGAATTCAACAGGAAAAGTCATATCATGTCTGTTCAAAATTATCATCCAATTCCATTTATATTGTGGAGTCGTTGCTTGAATTATTTCTGGTGTAATTCTTATATTTTTTGAAATTTCTTTTGTACAATGACTCATCGCTCTATCAGCAATATTCAATAGAAATGATATTATTCTTTCATTAGAAACAGTATCATCAATCTTCTCAAACACAGCTAAATGACTGAAATCTTTATCAAAATGTTTTTCATAAAACTCAAATGATATATTTTTATTATTAATAGAAATTACCGTCCAATCCCATTTCATATCTATATGTTTCTCCAAAATCTCTTCAGTCAGTTCAGAATATATTTTATTCATTCCATAAATTGTAAAACTCATATATCTCATCTTATCTCCATGTTCATCAAGCAATTTTTCAATACCGTTAATACCATGAATTAGATAAGTATATTTTGTAATTCTTGACATATCCCAATGTTTATCAGGATATTTTTTTGAAAAGTCTTAATACAAAAGCTTCTTTATTCATGTTCTTTAATCAAAAAAGAACAGGTATGAGATAATATTTTCACTTTTTTTAAGCATTTAATGCTTACCGCTTCTAGAGTATTTAATGCTCAAAAAAATTGATTTTATATTTAGTTAATTTACTAAGGCATCAAAATAAATATCAATGTTAAATAAATTATTGACTATTTTTTTATTGACTGGAATCCAAATGAGTGAATCTACACTTGATTATGATCGGATACGTGAAGATTGTAGAGTTTGGTTGAATTGTGACGTGACTGTAAATAGTATAACACAAGAACAATATTTTAATGATACTTGGTTCGATGCTGGAATTAAGATTTATGATACTCCAATTTTTGAAGGACGCACAAATCCAGTACACAGTTATTGCCAAGTCAGTGTAAATATGAAAGAACCAGTAGAAACAAATGATACATTTCCGATTTCATCAATGAATTTGACACAATTCAACATGTTTTTTGATAATATTGGTGAAACTAATTGTTATGATGAAAATGGTCTCACAGTTATTCCTGAATTGATTGTATTCAATAACCATACAGCTATCGATATTTATTTTTATCCATTGATTGCCATACCAAGAGCGAAAACAATTTTAACTAATACTATTATTGATTTTGTTGTTGTTTTTGCAATATTTTACTGCGTATTTTTGTGTTTTGTTTTAGTATGGAAAATTTTGGTACAACCATTATTAACTATTTTATGTTTTTTCGCAGGTTATTTTCTCTATCGAAGGAGAAGATTTGTTACCACTTCACATACCAGAAAATATTGATTCTAAGTAATTTTTTTCAGAAGAAAAAAATTGGCTTACGAACAGAGTTCAAGTAATTTTTTTCAGAAGAAAAAAATTGAATTATAATAACCAAAACAATAGTACCCATAATCAAACCAATCATGGAAACTGATAAACAAATGTATGAACTTGGTAAACAGCATGCTGTTGAACAAATGAAGAATGAGAAAAAAGCTCAATAACGTTAAAGATATTGAGCATGTTCTTTACGCAAAAACAGGTGTTCCTGAGAACAAACCTGTTAAGTATTTGAAATCTCTTGATTATGAGAAGATTCAGATGATTATGTATGATTTGGGTATTAATCTTCTTCCAGAGTATGAAATGTTGACAGATGAGGAAGCGAATCAGTATGAAGAGTCTTTCCGTAATTTCTTGATTAAGGTGTATTATTATATTAATTACAAGAATGAGCAGATTGAAAAAACAAATGATGAGCTTGATCTCGAAAAAGAGAAACACGATTCAGCCAAGGAAAATTGCGAGGATCTAACAAAAGAGTTGGAATCCCTCGAGAAACTCCACACTGAATGGAAAGCTCAAATTTCATGCTTTCGTCGACTGTTTTACACTTTCGCAGTGTGTACAACACTCTTTTTCCTACAAAATATCCTGATTGTTTTCGATATTTTAGGGTTCCTTAATGGAACACTGATGGGCTTTGTTGATGTTGTTACTTTCAGAACACTTGATTACGCAAATCTAATAATTGCAGTTGTAACAGTTTATGCAACCCTCGGAGCTTATTTTTATTGTGAGATGCGACGGAGAAATTTCCGTTCCAATGAAAAGGAAAAACAAGTTTAGCAGATTTTTTTTTTATAAATTATTGCAATCCTTACAAATCATCATCGTCGCTACTGCTATCATCGATTTTGGATTCCATCATTGCTTTCATATCGGCTTTCATCTTTGCGATATCCTTCTTGTCCATAATGACTTCAGGAGGTTTCACAGATGGTGCTTGAATAAATTCAACATCATCTTTTCCCAATAGTTGGCGAATAATTGATAGAAAAGCCTCGCCGACGTTGTAGTTTGATTTCGCGGACATATCCATATATTCAATTCCCTTTTTCTTTGGGAAAGTAATACGACTAGCCTTGACTTTTCTTCCACGAACTACATCAACTTTGTTGCCACAGATGAGCATAGCCTTTTTCTTGCCACAAACACGGATAAAGTTGATGTATCTGTCTGGAATGTTTTGGTAAGTAATTCGGGAAGTAACGTCAAACATAAAGATTACAGCATCAGCTCCAGTGTAATAACCGTCACCGAGGCCGCCACATTTTTCTTGACCAGCCGTATCCCAAACATGAAAAGGGATAAGTCCGTAATTTGTGTAAAATCGCAATCTGTGCACTTGTGCCCCTTG